AAGTTGTAAGTTCCGTCTGCGTTCTGGAGAACAGTTCGGTTCAAGTGAATTGACTTCGATCCATTCACTAGGCCCACGATCTCGCCTTCGCAAATCAAATCAAGGATGCGAAGATATGCAATCGAACGAAGTGAATCGGGAGAAATGATTGGAGTGCGTGTTCCACCACTGTCATCCCCGCCCCCGGCACCTCTGATCATTGGGAAAATATCTTTCTTACTCATTGGTCGCTGTCCTCAATCCCGGCTGAGATTACCGTAGAGCCGACCATCATGCGGCCATAGCCTACGGGAACAGCCCCGCCTTGTTGAGTGACGTTCTCAGGACCAGAGAACATGAAAGATTCACTGTTGTTCCCTGCATCGAATCCTGGAACATTTGGAGTAGGAGAAAGAAGTTGATAAACCCCAGTTAAGGTAAGACCAATACCAACCTTAATCATCGCAGAACCGATAGAAGCGGCAGTACCGCCCGAGAGACCTGTAACCAAGATACCGCCGACAATGAGAACGGCCCCCACAATAATTTTAACCACGCCGCCTGATCCAAAGAGAGCGGGAGCAATCCGAATGGTTTCCGTATCCCCGGAAGGAAGGGTCGCATCGGATTCTTGCTTCAAAGATGATCTCCCTACAAATACCTTGAAACCGATCCCATACTTGTGGGCATCACGAAAGAGTTCACGAAACCCCGAGAAGTTCACGCACATTGCCTGAACGGCCTCAGAAACAGAGCGCACAGCAAAGTGGTGCTCTTTGCCGAAACGCTTTGCTAGTTCTCCGTAAAGAATGATCTTCCTCATCGTTTGTACCTTACAATCATCCGGGTGTTTTTCTTGATCCACCCACCGTAAACTTCTCTTCCTGAAAGCCTGTTCATCATTTGATGAAAAATCTGATCGTTTCCAATGTAGACTGCACAGTGGTTAACAATTGGACTATTTATATTAGCCAGTATCACATCCCCGACCTGGATTGATCCATCTTTAACTTCTTCAAACCCGGCTTTCTGGAAATTCTCGATGATAATATTTTGACCCTTTTCCCAGAATTTAGGCTCCCGGTGAAAATCCGGGATATTAATATTGAGCTTCTCACCGTACCAGTCCCGTAAAGCGGAATAGCAGTCAAAAATTCCATATCTATAGGGGCGGCCAATAAGAGGTGCTTTGTACCCAGAAGGAGCAAATGAGTTCCATTCCTGAGTCTTGATGGAGTAGATGAACCAAGGAAGTCCAGAGGCCTCGCAGTTGGCCTTATCCGCCATCGACGGAACAGGCGGAGTAGCTGGATGCGAGTGCAGAACAGCTACAAGATCGCCAGCATGGGAAGATACAAAATCTTCCACCTTGATGAAATCAGCCGGGTCGAGATAGAAGTCGTCGTTCCCCGGCATGAGGTTCATGCATGGGTAGTATTGTTGTTTTCCTTTTACAACTGCAACGAGGCCACAAGCCTCTCTTGGGAAATCACGGCTCGCGTGCTCGATAAACTTTTCTTTAATCTCGTCAGTTAAAGTGATCATTTAGCCACTCCTGGGAATCCACCGAAATTAAGTGGGTTGGTAGCACCGAAGCGAAGCTTACAACTAGTGACTCTTTTTCCGCAGCGATCGTCTTTGTATACTTGATCAGTAGGAGGAACAGCCACAAGTGCATCGTCGAAAGTAGTTTTAGCCGCTGTTAAATTTGCTTGTGCAGCATCTCTTGCAGTGATGGCGGCATTATATGCATTCACAGAGCTAGTGTAAGCAGTCTCGTCCCGAGAGTATTTAACAATTTCATAGACAGTCATGGCCCCAAAGCCCGTGAACATAGTCCCTCTTGGCGCTCCTGCTTGATAAGATGACCCTATTGTTACAGGAGCACCATTCCAGTACCCCATCCATGCTCCAAAAATAGTTGGGTAGCAGTAGTTCTCAGAGCCAGCAGGGGTTTGATTGAAACGAGTTTCTGTAGTGTACTTAGAGGCCGCAGTCATCGTATTTGCAGCCGTAGCCAGAGTGGCTTGGGTAGCAGCAAGGGCCGCCTCGGCAGCTAAATATGCTGCGTAAGTTACGCGCATGTTGATGGCTTCCGGTGAGGTTGGCATCGGAAGAACATTATCGTTCTCATCCCAGAGAGGAATCCCGGTGTAGTTGCAGTCCGGTCCCCGGTAAATCCATGGACACACATTTTGAATCACAGTTCGAGCAGGAATCCTCACGCCTTGAAGATCGACTACTGAAGCAAGTTCAAACTGAACTTGATCTTGGTCTTCGAGAGATTTCCGATCGACATAGTAAACGTCATCGGCCAAGAAAACAGTAGGGTCTGCGTCTGAGTTCACGCCGCCCGGAAAGTTCACGGCATCAAGATACTTGAGAAGGGTTCTCTTCCTGGTGAACTTTGATCCAATCAAATCTCCGTACTGGAGGAGAACGGTCGTCATTGCGCTCATCACGTTCGACACGGTTACAGTTGGGCGAGGGAACTGCCCCTGACCAGTTATTTCAAAGCCCGAAACATTTATCGGGAAACGAACATAAGTGTTCCCCTGCCACACAAGATTTTGGTGAAGCTTGTTGGTCCCGTTGTGGAAGCGAAACACTTCGCCCCCAAGCTCGGTGCTGTCCAATTCAAAAAGCTCGATAATCGCAGAGGGTTCGAGCTTCTGAATCTCTGATGCAATTTCCGGCTCAATGCTCATGGCTCATACACCAGTTCAAAAGTTAAAGAGATGTTGCTAACTTGGTATCCGATTACAGTGCGGGACCAGTTATCACAAATCCATTTTCCTTGAGGCTGTCCAGGAGGTGTCCAGGTAAAAGCAATCACGCCCACTCGCTGCTCAAGGAATGAGATAATGGCATCGGCCTCAGTATCGTTCCTTGCGGAGAAACTCAAGCTCCAAGTCTTTTGAAGGGTGTTCATTCCCTTTCTCTGGCGCTGCATGTACCCGTCTCCAAATTGGACTCGGGTTACATTCGCCTTCGTATTTCCTTGTGCGCTCCAATCAGGAGTCCAGATAAACTCATCCATTACGCCAGCACTCCTCCCGGCCTACGTTGTTGGATAATAGTATCCAGGGCCACTCGTTTCATCATGTCACCAAGTTGTTTCGCATTCTCTCCGGTAGTCTTCTCGTCGCTCGTTGCAGTTCCATCGCTATTGATTACGATGTTCTGGGTGATGACGATCCCACCACCGCCACCATCCATCTTCACTGGAATGTTCCGGCCATCAGGAAGAGGAACGTAGGCTTCAGGTCTACGGCCTTCGCCGAAGAGAGCAAGCTGTGGAGAATTTGCAATGCCGCCATTCGCGTACTTGTTCAAAGGCAGAGGCCCGCCTGAAGTCATGATCCCGCCGTTGGCGAATTTTCCAAAATTGCTTACATCAGAATAGCTACCGTTGAAGTATCCCGGAGAAGCACCACCACCTCCGCCGCCTATCCCTCCGCTAAAAGCTTCGGCCCCAATACCGATGAAGTCCATCACGCCCATCGCAATTGGTCTCACGATTGCTGCCCGAACGATCATTGCAGTAATGTCATCGAGAACTGCCTTCGCGAAAGAAGCGAAATCAGCTTTACCTTTTTTGATGAAATCGGTGAGGGTATCAGAGAGGTGATCGAACGCCTGGGAAGTAACTCTTGCCACGCCCTGGGAAAGAGTTCCCACGCTCTGTACGAAATCATGTGCCCCGGAGTAAAACGCTGATCCAGGACGGAACTTATCTTCGAGCTTGATTACTTCAGCATGATATTCCGACAACGCGATCTTTCCGGTACGCACCTGTTCATTGAGGACTTTCAACCTCTCTGAAGAAGCCGCTTTGTTGAACTTTTCTAAGCTAAGTGCTCCTCTGGCGAATTGCCTGTTCAGTTCGGCAATCTCTAAATCACGAAGGGCTTCGTGGAACTTGAAAACATCGTTCTTTCCCTCTGCAAATTGTCGTTTGACTTTCCCGATATCGAAAGCGATGAGGCGCTTATAATACTCATCGATGCCAATACCTCCGTTGTTCTCTCCTTTGAGGAAAAGTTGGTTTAGCTCGGCAAGTTCTTCTTTGAGGGACGCCACTTTACCGTTGGCTTTTGGAATCTTATTAATCAACGACTCCAAATTTTTCTGCATTTCAGCGAGCGGGTCTTTCTCAGCCGCAGGTTTGTCCATGATGGCTCGAAGCTCTTTCGCTTCTTTTCTTAACTCAGAAATGTGTGTCACTGTCTCTCGCACGGCCTCAGGCCGCATAGTAGTTCCGAGAATTGATGCAAGCTTGTTATTCAGGGTGAAGAAAGTCTCTTCAATAGAAGCTGCAAAATCCAACATAGTGGCTCTCACTGTATTGAATTTCCCAGAGAGCTTATCCCAGTTTTCGTAGACAAGGGCAGCAGCGGTGGCCAAAGCCGTGAGTCCCAAGAGCATTGGATTCTTACGAGCGAATGCCCACATTGATGCACTCAAGGCAGACACCGCAGTGATCATTGCCGGAATCCTGGTGTAGGCCAGAACAGTAATTACCCCGCCAAGGGCAATTAGAATCTCGGCCATATTATTGGTAGCTGCCCCAACAATGACGGCGAACTTGGCTGAAATCTCGTAGTCCTTGTTCAGTTGGCCGATTCCCAAGCTAACCTTATTCATCGCCTTGGTAAGGGTCTGCTCGAAGGTAGGAGCAAGTTCTCTTGCCCCATCATTGATTTTCTTCTGGTTGTCGGCGAGAACACGGAGAACTTCAGTTACAGAGATCGCCCCTGCTTCTGCCTTCTTATAAATATCTTGCCCGAATCTCTGCTTGAGGAGTCCGGCCAAGCTTGCGTTCTGTTCCATCACCGAGCGAAGTTCCTGGCCCCGAAGTTGGCCGGAAGAAAACGCCTGGGACAACTGGATGATGGTGTTCACGGTTTCACCAGTGGTCGTTCCGGCTACGCGGAAGGAGTTCACGAGTGTCTCAGTGAGAGAGATAAGTTCTTTGGTGCTTGCCCCTGAGCCTTGAAGGGAAAGAGCAAGCCTGTTGTAAATTTGTCCTACGCCATCGACGGACTGATTGGTTCGATCAGCCACTCCAGCCAAACTCTCAAGGGCGATCTTCGCACCTTCGATCCCGCCAGAGGTGAGCTTCAATCGGTTGTTGAGATTCTGCATCTCATCGCTCATCCGAACGATCTCTCGAACTCCGAGAAATCCAAGCCAGCCACGGAAAGCGTTCGTGAGGAATCCCATGTTCCCAGCAAGAGACTTTGTGTTCTTGTTCAACATCCCCATCCGAGATGCGATGTCGTTCAAGCCACGGGAGTCACTGGTATCAACTTTGATTAGGATTCTTCTTGTTTGAGTTGGTGCTGGCACTCTTTTCCTTCCCCTTATTTTCTGATGCCTTCATCTCATTCGCATTCAACTCAAGATACACATCATCCATGCGCCGAATTATTGAGGCAAATTCATCAAAGTCCCCGTCTATATTATAAATAGTAAAGTAGTCTACGACTGCCGTAAAGGGAATCGGACCAATAGAGAAGCCAGAAACTCTCGCCGTGGATAATTCCCTAAAAGCATCGTAGTAGAATTGGAAACCAGTTATCTCAGGTTCAAGGTCATCGGGCTTTACATAGCCCTTATTCACAAGCTCGTAATAAAACCCTGTTTTGAGTTCATTGCGCCAACGCCATGACCATCGAACGTGACGCTCTAGGAGTTTCCCAGTTCTTCCTTATAGTTCTCGAAATTATTGACGTGCGCCCAGAGGGTGCTGAAGAGATCGGGAAGGTCTTTGAAAAGCTCCAGCGCATTCTCTTTGTTGCACTCGATCGGCTTGCCGGATTCGTCCTCGATGCCCTGCCAAGACACGAGGCAGATGTCAATAAATAGACGGATTGAAATCTCGTTGGTCTTCTCAGGAGGCATTGTGCCCATCTCGATTTGCCGAGCGTAAGGCTTGTAGTACGCAGCCATTGCTGCTTTGGTTCTAGGATTGTCCGCATTGAAGCGGCGAAGCTTGAAGGAGGTTTTATCGTCAATGGCGAAATCTACGCCTTCTTTTTCCAGGGTTTTATCTGTCTTGAAATGCTTGTCCAAATTCGTTTTCATAAATCTCTCCTCGACTGTTGTTATCAACTTAATAAAACTCCCGGTCAAGTTTTAATTTGACCGGGAGCGGGTAGCTGGAATAGCGGCCCATAGGAGGGGCTACTGTCCCATGCTATTAAACAGTCGGTGCGCGGTAGATGTTGAGTGAAGATTCGCCGCCAGCGCCTACTTTACAAGTTCCATTCATTTCCATGGAGATTTCCTGGTTGGCTCCGCCAGCTTGAGGGTCATCAAAAGAAACCTGAAGGGCTGGGATATAGAATCCGTAGAAGCCGTCCACGTTCTTGATCATGAACCCGAGAGCGAAAGGTTCCTGGCTCAATTTCTTAGCCAGCATTCCCCAGTTCGCATCTTTCAGGTAGCTGTTCAAGCTTGCAGTGATTCCCGCAGTACCCGGAGAATAATCTTCTGGTGCTGCCTTGCCGATACAGTTTTGAACTTGAAGGTTGTTGTTCAACGAGAGGTTCAGGTTCTGGAGGCAGAAAGCATCCTGCTCCCAAGAGCCAGTCACGTTCGTCGCAACGAATGGCATATCGACAGAACCATTCATGGAGTTAGTGGTAGCTGATTCCTGAAAGAACTCCCCATAAGAAGCAAATTCATTTGCAGCATCAGCCGACTCGTAATCGTTCCCCATTACCTGGAAAGAGCCGTTCACGAGAGAGCCATATTCCACGTTGAGTTCCATTTGGCTCACAAGGCATCCACGGTAAATAAGGGCCTTGTTTGAAAGATCGGTGAAAGTCTTCTCGACAGTCATCGACTTCTTGGTGGTTCCGATCGTGAGCTTGTCGCAGATTTGGTAAGTTGCTGCTTCCGCCGATGCAGTAGCCATCCCCGGAGGGTGCGCGAAAGTAACTTCGAGATCAGTAACTGCCATCGCCATCACAACCACATTGTTCGCAGAGTTCGCGAAGCTTCCAAGCTGGAGGAAGTCACCCACTTTAACACCTTCATCGATGAAGCTGCCTACAGTGCGGATAAGTTTTTTGGTGCTCAAGTTCAGCGAGAAAGTTCCGCTGATCTGAGAAGAAGTCTGCCAGTTATTGAACATGGCAGATTCCATGAAATCTTCGATCGCCTGTTCTTTTGCAAGCTCGAAGTTGTGTCCGCCTTCAACAGACAAACCAGTAACGATTTGCCCAGAAGACATACGGTCAGTCCTGATCTGAGCGGACTCAGTAGTTTGAGGGGTTCCAGAGTATTGCTCAGAAGTGAATCGAGCGATCTGAAAAGAGCCTGATCCACCCGTGAAGTCAGCTTCAGCAAGTGCGCTCTGTGGATTGCTTCCGCTTCCGGTAAGAGCAGCGGATACGCCCAGGTTGGTCAGAGCAGTGCTTGCTGCGCTCAGTGCCGCCATAACCTGAGTTGCGGTAGAAACTCCAGCCTCAAGAGCGATACTGATTTTCTTGCCAGTCACTGTAACGACTTCAGCGCCAGCGGACACAGTGTCCAGCTTCTCAACTGAGAACGAGTTGCCTTGTTCTCCGCCTTTGATGGCAGTCAAAGTGATGTCTTCGATGACCCGCGATGCTTTCACAGCCGTTGGAGTCGATCCGTAAGACCCCGATTCTTTCTTGTAGGCAATCCGTACTAAATTTGAGCTAGACATTTATTATACCCCCTTTAGATATTAAGTCCCTGGAACATAGTCGTAGTGGTAGCCAACTGAAACAGTTCCAGAAATGTAACCCGCCTCAAATTCAAGGGTAGCTCCTGGGCCAGTATTGATAGGACTCACACTATCCACTACAATACCATTGATTCTACGGCCTCGAAAAAGGTTCCGCAAGACTTCTCCTCGACTTTCGAGATTTGCTCCAATCCCGATTCTGGCAACTGCACAGACATGGAGTTGGATTAGGCCAAATTCGCGGTAGAGGCCCTTCTCGTTGTCGGCTGAAAGAGATACAGGTTCCTCACTGTCCCCAATGAATTCAAGGCCAAGCCAGGGAGAATCGGGCTGAACATGGGACTCCGCAAGCAATGTTCGCAAGTCACCATATTGGCCCGTCAATTCTACGACGATCTCATTTGAGTTGCTCTGTAGAAAATTTCTGACGGCTTGCCTTACATTTAGACTGCTCACAATATTCCCCTCTCACTGATTGAGAAAACGATTGAAGGGTACAGGTACGCCCTCCCAGCCGAGTTTTTTCCTCGTCTACCGCCTTTGAAGGTTCCTGCCAATCCCATCGACGAGCCAGGAATAAAGGTGAACCGAATCCCCACGTTGTTTTTATATTTTGACTTAATCGCTCTTGTTGTCAACTGATAGGCTCCGTTTGGGACTTTTATTGTAACTCCGGTCGTAACCTTTCTCCTTCGGCCTTTATCTTCAAGCTTCTGTTTTGATCTTTGTGCAGTCACGCCAAGAAGTTCGAGTCTTCGGGCATAGGGCTGAATATTGACGATTCTGATGCGGTCCTCATCCTTGAACTCGACCCCAGATTTGAGCCAAGTTTTCAGAGTGGCAAGGTCGGTAGCAACTTGCTGTCCGTTCAGAAAAACATAGTGAGAGGCCTTGTACCTTCCGGTCAAAACCTTCGAGCGATCGAGCAGCGCTTCATAAGCTTCAACGAGAACCCTTCCAAAGTCCTGCCTTGCAAGGAACTCAATCTGCCCAAGTGGATTCACGCTGGAAACATCTTTCCCCTTTCTTCCGTCAACCAGAAGAAGGGGCTGCTTATCGAACCCGCGATCTTGTTCTTCTTTGAGAACTGTATCTGCCGTGATGATGAGTGTCGCCTTGGTCCACTTCAGTAAATCCTCAAGCGTGATTTCTCCACTGAGATCAGAGTCGAGAGTGTATTCGGGCCTTTTCCTGCCCTTCTCGAATACCGATAAATCTACGGAGAAAGTGCCTTTACTCACATTTGCACCTATAGGCCATCACTTGCGCTCCGAGGTCGTACATCTCCATGATTTCATCAACAGTATAGACCTTATTCCCGTCCACAATCCGGTCTGCCTTTTTGATTGGATCAGCCCATTTGGTGGTTGTACGGGTAAAGGTAACTGACACTGGAGAGCCATTCTGTTCAAGGCTCAAGTTGTTCACTTCTCCCGAAGCAGGGGCTACTGAGAAGCCAGCAAAGGTGATCGTGAAGCCCAGGAGAAAGCTCCCTGTAACTATGACATTAGCCAAAGGAGTTAAAAGTCGAAGTGCCGTCTGGATGTCCGAGGCAGTAGCGTTGTATGGGATATCTCCCGTGATGTTCGATCCAAACTTCAGTTTGAAACTTCCATCATCTGGGATGGCACTGAACGTAACCAACTGAGAGAACTGCCCCAGCATGGAGTCCACCGGAATGATGAACTCCACGCCCTTGATAGAGGTATGCTCTGGACCACGAATGAATCTGAAAAAGTTGGATGGCATGATCCTACATGGAGAATAAGTATCGACTGTGCCCAATCGTTTGATGAGGGCTTCTCTGGAGTGAATCTTCACCATCGCATTGAGCGCAGCTTTCAACATTATCCAACCTCCTGGATGTATTCCAATTTGCCGGAGCCAATTACTGATCTCTCAGATCGGAAGTCATCGAGCACGTTCGCATGGTTTCCAATGACGGTTCCGTAAGCAGACTTGCGCTCGTTGTTTGAGAGGGAGTAATCGAAGTCAATGCTGATTGCCCCTGGGATAGAAAGGCGCTGAACATCGCTCCCGAAGTTGAGATCAATCCCGGCCCTTTTCTTGGAATATCTTTCTGAGACGATGGTATCCAGCACGGCGATAATAGGAGAAGGAATCGTTTCATACCCAGCAAGGTACTGGACCGTGATCTCTCCGCCCCAAACAAGTCCGCCATCCGTTCTACGGATAATTCCAGTTGGCTTGTGAACCCGCAAGATCGGATCATTCCAAAGAACTCCATCCACATCGAAGCTCGTAATGGATACCACCGGGTAATGGTAGAGTTCGATCTGTCGGCTGCTTCTCAAGTCTTCCCGGTAGAAGGTTTGAAGCCAATGAGTAAGCTTAAACTTTCTCCGGCAGTACGCTTCAATCACATCCGAGACGAATGTAATTTGGTTCGAGAGGAAAGTATCGTCATCTGCCCCCGTGATCCCAAGCCTTGCTTTTACGTTTTGCAAAGTATCCAACATATCTTCCTCCAAATTATTTTATAAATTCCTTTGAATAAATTAGCTCATAGTCCTGACTTAAAAAATAAAGGTCTTCCGTGTTGCAATCCTCTGGGTCTGGAACATCGATTGAGATTCCAGTTTCTTCATAGGCGTAAAAAATAACGTGGCAGCACACCAACCCGCCCCTGAAAAAATTTCTGATCTTGATCTTCACTCTGGCCAAAAGAGCTTTCACTCCAAAAGAAAGAAGCTGCTCGTACCCGTACATTTGGCCATTGAGCCTGTATGCTTTCTTCACGGCCTCGTAAGCAACTTCGGCTGATACTGGAGGCCGTCTCACCTCAATCGAAACATTAGGATTTTGGATGTATCTTTCCAGGTCGTTTACCGTAACATGGAAATCAGAGGTCTCGATCAATGCCGTTTGGCCGAGAAAAGGCCCAGCCACCAAAGCACTGTGGGACCACTTCGATTTCATGAACCACGCGATCAGGCGACTGATCAAGTTCTTATGGTTCATAATGAATACGACATCGCCTGGTCTGAACATTCAAATGACCCTTTCGGCATCAGAAAAGAAAGCGGTGTTCTGCTCAATATAGTCCTCGATGAGTTCGTATAAGCTTTTCGGAAGTCCCGCAGTTGTAGCAATTGAAAAGACAACGCTTGAAGGAATGTCGGCGGAGACAATGGTAAGTGCCCCTACCACCTTGTCCTCAAGAGCATCGTATTGGGCTTTGTTGAGATACCCTCCGTACAGGACGACTGCATTGGTTCCTTCGATTACGTTTCCATCCCCATCTACTTTTGGGAGCCGTTGAAATTTCAGGTCAACATCAACGATCGTGAAATACTCGATGTCCAACCCTTTTTCTTCAACTCGCATTTGTTTTTTGAAGCTCATATTTTCTCCTTAGTTATGAACCACGCAGCCAACTCGCGTTTCAGCCGTTGCCGCAGCCCCGAGGTTAATTGTTACCGATCCAGCCGAAGGAACAGTGTTCTTGATATAGGCAGTGGCATCGTTCGCCATCACAGTGCAAAGAACAATGCTGTCCGCTCCGACAAAAGAGTTTGTCACGACGAGACTGGAATCAGATGCAGCAAAGTTCACTGTGAAAGAAGGCTTGTTGATCGTCTGCGCTCCGGTGGTTCCTGATGCCGTATTCGTTGAATCAAAAACGGCTTTCCCGGCACTGTAGGAGTCCCCAGTATTCAGATAAAGGGACCAGTTGTTTGTAGCACCAGAACCTTGATCAACAAAAAGGCCAGCACTGTTAGCAGCGGTAGTTGAACCCCCAGAGAGAGTCGGGCCACGCGCCATGATAGTGGTAGCCATGGCGTGAGTTCCTGTTGCGGCCCTGGTTACGTTGGGTGATCCAAAGTTATAGGACGAGTAAGATTGGTTCGCCCCCAGAACAGTTGCAGCGGCAGGCCTTCCAGCTACGTTATAAATGATAGAACTAAGTCCGTATCCCGTGGGCAAGTGTCCGGCCACCGCAGTAGAGCTTGACGATCCCGTGACATACCAATTCAAGTTCCCAATGTTGGTCGTCCCATTGATGTTGTTCGAAGAGGACGATGTTCCAGAATTGAAGTTTCCCCCGAGAAAAGTATTCCCGCTGTTGACCATCAGGGCATATCGGTTTGTTCCCTGGGTTGGGGCATCGTGAATGTAGAGAGTAGCTGCGTTCGTGAGGGTGCCTGTTCCGTTCGTGATCGAAGGAGCCTGGAGAGCGAGAGCAGCGAAAAATGGATGGGTTCCAGAAGAAGCGATCGTGAGAGGGTTGCTCCCTACGATCATATTCGCGTAAGCTTCGTTCGCGTTCGGGGTGACGTTCGTTCCGAATCTAGACCACACGTTGTAGCGAAGGTTCGAGGCCATTGCCCAGTTGGTGGTCGAGTTCGTAGTTGCTGCCACGATGAAGTTGCTGTTATTTCCAACCGTCAACTGTCCAGCGAGTGAAGATGTTCCGATGGTCCCAGTTGCGTTGAATCCGTTCGCTGTGCTAACTGATCCGCCAAACGAAGCCGCTCCACCTGCGGTCAAGGTCATGGCGTTCGCGTAAGCCGCACCACCAATTGAGCTTTGGAAAACAAGGCTGCTACTAATTGGGTTTGTTCCCGTGAGTCCGGTCGCGTAAGCTCTCCAGTCGGCAGTCGTTGAAGTAAGGGTAACCGGGTTCCACCCATGGCCACGCCAATAGATCGGAGGTGTCGATTGAGTAGTTATGCTCGCGGTAGCCGCAGTGTTGTTGGTGAGCTTTATTCCATGGGTATCAGCCGGAGGAGCAACTCCAATACCGTTATTTACAATTTCAAATTTGCTAGAAGGTGCGTTCGTCCCGATACCGAAACGATCGTTCACTTCGTCGTAAGCTGACGTGGCCGCCGATCCGAAATTAATTTTCCCTCTTGTGGCGTTTGAAGTAGATTGCAGCGTGAGATTTTCACCTGAAGCGTTACCGCCAACCAAAGTAAACCCACCGGAGCGACCATTGCTGAAAAGATTTATCTGGGCCTGAAGTTTCCCAATTGCAAATTCGATATCGTTAGATGAAGTAACCTGAGCAGAGCTTGAGGTACTGAACCCAGAAAGAACTGTGTTTCTTACCGCTGGGCCAAACGAAGCAAATGTCCCATCCCCTCGCGCATAGGTAGAACTATTCGCAGTGCCTGTAGGTGTATTCCACTTTCCATCCCAGGTAGCCTTCTCTGTATCAGTGACAAAACGATAGGAAGAGGACTGAGTGATGTTCGCAGGATTGGTCTGATCCACGTTCTGGACGTTGCCTAGTCCTACTTGTGTGGCAGTAACGCCGTGAGGATTCCCCTGGTCTGCAACGTGATTGCCCAGAGTGGTATTGATTCCGGTTATGTCTCCAGGGGTCAATCCTGAAGACTTCAGGTATCCCGATGAATCCAAATAAACCAATTCATCAGGATTTTCATTCGGGAGCCTTACGCCTTGATCATCCCAGGCGAGTATTTCCATTCCAGATGCTTCAAGCGTTTGGTTTTCAAGGTTTACTATTCTCTCACCCGTGTTGGGACTTTTAAATCCTACTGCAAAAAGATCGCCCTCCCCGTCTCTGACGGGAATAGTACTCGGTGAAGGTGCTTCATCCACAGTTCCACTGATGAACCCCATGTTGTTTGTGAGCTGAGAAAGAGCGGTAGGAATGGAAGATACAACTGCTTCTATCTTATCGAAGATGCTGTTCTTAGAAGGAGATGTATCCGTAACTCCATTCCAGGAACTGGCATAAGCAGTATCAGAAACTGCGGCAGTTTTAGCAGCGGACGAGAAGTCAGTGATGTTTGAACTGG